TCTGCTTGAGATGAGTATTCTCTGCCTAGTTTATCGTAGTATTTAGGTGGAGGAGTGTAGACAGGTTGTGAGTCTGAACCTCCACCACCACTTTGAGATTGTCTTATAGCTTCATTAACGACTGCCTGTTCTGATGGTGAATAATTGTATGAACCATCAGATTGAGGTCCGTAATCAGTATTAAAACTGGATTCCTCTCGATTATTTTGAGTATTAGAGCTTGGGGTATTGCTTTCAAACTCTGACCCATCATCTTGATAACTCCTAATCGGCCCACCACCTACACCAAACCCTTGAGTTCCCTGTATCGGTTGCCCAGATCCTCCTGCATCACGGAGCATCTGTGCTTCACCAGAATTTATAAATGCCAGACCCTCACCTCTGGTTTGTTGGAGCAGTTTTGCAAGTCTCAGAAGTTCGTCATCCGTGAGACCACCGGGGTTCATTGGATTCATCATACTAATTTTTGTTGTGGGAGTTTCATGCCTGTGTCTCTGAGACCCACCTCCAACATCATATTGGAGACACTGTAGGACTGACCCACTTCAGGCTTTGCAGTTTCAGAGTCCTCTGTGTCCTCTATGGTAAATCTCAAGCACTCACATTTCTGTTTACCCAAGTGCATTCGGAACTGGTACACCCCGTTTGCCAGATCTCCACTACTACCTGATGCAAAGGTCTGTGATGCAAAGGGGTTCTCCTCTGCAAACTTAGTCAGAAAGAGGTCACGGGAGTAATTGAACGTGTGTGTCTCTCGAAAGAACGGTTCAAAGTCATACCCAACCTGGACCTTGAGAATGTGGTCTGACTGATACTCTCCTAAGACGAATGCCTTACGGACCCTTTGCAGACCCTGCACTGCATCAGTCTTTAGCCATGAGGTTGTCAGTTTCAGAGGATAGAAGGCACCGTCATCTGTGTAGGCAGACGATTGCTCCCACACAGACCCGTCTGTTCTGAGGTATGTGTAGTTTCCTGTCTTCTGCCAGACCGTTGCTCCATTGCCTTGGTGTGAGGTGAATATGGAGTATTTATTATAGTAGTAGTCATAGCAGATGGTGTCACCATTACTGCAAAGGAACCTGACCTGATTCACATCCTGCAGGAGATCTGCAGAGGTGATGATGTTGGAGTTGAACCTCTCCACAGGTGCTCCAATATAGACAGTTTCCAGAGAACGGTTTAGGAGATAGATCCCTTTGTTGGACTTAAAGAGAATGCCTTGAGGGATCAGGACTATAGATCTGGGGTCCACACACCCTGCATCTGAGGTGATCAGTTGTGCATCACTGAAATCATTGTTATCCCCGGTGGGTGTAGGTCCATTACCTGTAATAAGAAAAATCCTGTTATCCTCAAAGAGAATTAGTTTCTCATCCATTTGCTGAATACCAGTAATGGACTTTGCTTCGTTTACTGTAATCTTAAACGAGTCATTGAACTCGATAGCACTGTCACCCAATCTCTGTTTGGAGTAGTACAGAACCTGTGGATCTTCTGAGGAGACCACAAACATTCTGTTTTTAAACGTACCCAGAACAGACTGAGCAGGAGGTGCTATGTTGTCCAGAACCCCTCCGTTAGTGTAAAGAGACTCCAGACCAATCAGATTTGCATCAGTGATTGATGAATCCACAAAACTTACTGTGTCTGCAGACTCATCATTAGAGACAGACCCCACCTTGAAATACAGAGTCCCGTTGTTAGTGGTCCTGTAAACCTCCACATCCACTGCACTGTGATCTGTAATCCTCAGTGTGGGTATCGTCAGTGTGTTCTTGGAGGTGCTTCCTGTGGTGGTTTGTTGGACTCCAGAGGATGGTGCAGATCTGTGTATCCTCCCATTTGCATCTGTGAAGACATAGATCACTTTGTAACTGTATGTTCCTGCAGCAAGTGACCCACTGGACGTTGCAGTTGCACAGGACACGTTTTCAGGAAAGATATGAAATCCTAATTCTGCAATCTCTTGGGTGTCATACAAAGATGTGAATCCTCCACCAGTGAGCAGAGACTTACCCAACTGCTTCGTCAAGAAGGTTCTGTTACCTTCAAAGTCCACAGACAGTCTGGATATACCTTTCAAACTGTAGACGTTGTTTCCTGTACTGGTCAGTCTGGTCTGTACTTGTGCAGGACACTCAAAGATCCCAGATGCAGTGTTCAGAATACTTGTAGTCACTCCACGGGTCAGGTGTGCTCCTGCCAAACCCTGCTTATACTTTGCGAGTACCAGACCTGAAGAGTCGATGAGGAAGTATGTAGGTTGCAATACACTCTCATGAATCACCCACAGATAGGTGGTACTTGAAAACTGGAAGGGTCTGGAGACCAAACCTACAGACCTCATGACTACTGTGGCAGAAGTAATCGAGTTTGAGGTGGTGGTGTAAGTCCTCTTGTTTAGAAGGTGATCATAGGTATTGGAGTCATTATGCTCGTAATACACCTCCAAAGTAGAAGCATCAGACAGGATCATAGAGATCCGATTGATCTTGGTAGAATCTGCAGAGGTGGTGGACCCATCTGTGGTCAGATCCTCATTGAGATGAAAGACCTTTAGACCTGTTCCAGAAGTGCTTTTACCAAAAGCTACATAGATGTCTGTGTCTATAGTTTTATCTGCAGTGATGGTCAGAGAGTCCTCTGCCTGTGCAGAGATTGTAATCTGATCTGGAAACCCTGTGGACAGTGAACCCTTGGCTGCAGAAGAATCTATGTAACAGACCTTAACTGTGTTTGAGGTGTCTGCATAAGCCATGACACAGGAATCAATTGTGGTGTCATACTTGACCACATCAAACAGAAATGAGGTAGTATTGATGTCAGATGCAATAGTGACTATGGAACCCAAACTTGTAGGTTGCTCCACATTGATCTGTCTGGCAGCAAGTTTCTCTACACCTGTGTCTGTATCTGCATAGAATATCGTGATGTTCTTGCCCTGAGAGACCACTCTGGGACTTCTGCCATTGAGATCTACCAGTGCATCCTCTAAGACCACCACACCATTGTCTGAGTCCAAGACACTGCAACGTACTCCCCCAGAGGTATCCTCCCAAGCATAGACGATGATGTTTTCACTGAGAGCACAATCAACTGCACTTTGCTGATTCTCATTTCTGATGAGGTCTGTAGAGGTTGCATCTACCGATCTAAACCCTCCACGGTCCACCCACTTGGTCAGACCTGAAGCATACGAATAAAGTTTGTTGGAGCCAAAGACTAGGAGTTCATCCTCCAAGGATGTCAGTGCTTCTCCTGTGGGGAGTGTAGACCCGTCCACCAACTCTGTACCCAGAGCAGAATAGCCAAACCTCTTCTCCACAGACTTGCCCTTAGTGAAGACTGCATTCTCCAGTTCCACCAGTTTGGAGGAGAGAACTAGCTTCTCATCTGTCTTGGTGTCTAAAGACCCAGAGAGGTCAATTGGGACGAGTGCTTTTTGGAGTGGCATTCTTAGAGTTATCTAAATCCAATAAGGCTTGTCTGTAACCTAACAACCGTTGTTGTTCTACTGAGAAATGATTTAACTTTTCTTGGATTAATACTAACTCTTGGTCTATCTCTTCAAGTGTTTTCATTCAGGCTTTGGGTATTTATCTTTCACGGCTTCTATCCTTGTATAAGCCAAACTATTATAGAAGCTTCACCTCCCTCAGACGCACCTGAAGAAAAAATTTCTATATCCCCAGATGCTTTTAAATAGGTTCTTATTCTAAAAGCTGATGATGTGGGTACAGCAGTATAAGTTGAATAAACTATTGATTCTCTAATTTGACCCGCATTAGTATCGTAACCTCCCGGTGCTAAAATATATTCTGAAGAACCAAGAGTCGCACTAGAACCCCATGAGTCAGTACTATACTTTAAGCCTGCACCTGCTAAATATCGATTTGTAGTTCCCTTATCACTTAAGCCAGGAATATGCACCTGAACTACCAGTTTATTTGATGTGCTAGTGGCAGGAATAGAAACATCAAGTTCGGACCAAAGAAGAGTACCACTTGAAACATCTAAACCAGAAGTACGAGTATAATTATCACTAAAAACATTTATAACACTCCCATCAGGAACTCCAGATCCCCAAGACCAAGCACTTGAAGAATATTCTGCTAGTGTCTTAGTCGCTGATCCGTCTTTAATATTGTCTACTTGAAGATCGCTAGGCATGATTTTTATTCTGGTTTAGGATATTTCTCTTTTATCAGTTTCCGCTTTGCTTGTAATGCAGTTAAATCATCATCCAAAATTGCATGAATACATTCTTGTAAATCTGGATATTCTGATAATCGATCACGTTGGTATTTCTTTGCATCGTAGTCTGCTTGAAGCTCTTTTAATTTAGCTTGAATTTCTTTTTCTGTCGGAGGTAATCCATTACTCCATTCTGTAAAACCTTCTTCCTTATTATGCCTAAAAGATGCTTGTTTCTCGTTAGCTATTTCAGCGACTGCTAAATGCCAGTTCATTATATAAACTCCATAAAAACAATTGAATTATCACCACCCAAAGTCACAGCAGGATCTGAGTTTGATCCTAAATTTATATTATATGTTACACTTGATCCAGTTCCTACATCTGACCCTGCAATCATAAAATCAGCATTACTACTAATATGACCATTTGTAGCATTGTCAGAATAACTATTTAATGCTATTACTTTTGATGGGGATTCTATTTGACCCCAAAGAATGTAATTAGCTCTAATTGAAATTTTTGTATTTACTAAAATTACAACCAAGCGTCCTGAAGTTGCTGTAAAATTCGCTGTAAATAATGTTTGAAAACTACCATTTGTATTTGAACTTACTGAGCTTGTGTTAGTTGATCTAGAAACCCTTACTAATCGTCTAGTATCGCTTGTTGTGGCTATGGCATCACCAATAATCCCTGCACTTAAAGTTCCACTTAAAGATACATTGCCAGTAGAATCAGCAATTGAGATCCCAGCAGTTCCGTCTTTTGCTTTTACACTCGATACTTTTATTTCAGAACTCATGATGCCTTATTTTGTTCTGCAAGAAATTTAGTATAGTTTGCTTTTACTTCATCAGTCATTACTGCATTAAATTGGGCTAAAACTACTGGATCAGATATTGTTGAAACATCGTGATCTGGTGTTAGAACGTAGCGTGAAAAACTTGAAGAAATTTCTGCACCATCTTCAAGGATTTGTTTGCATTCACGGACTTGGAGTACATAGTGATTTACAACTTTAACTGTTTCTATTTTATCAATAATTGTTTGTTTTAAAAGTGTCATATTTTCCTTTAATCACACTGTTCTGTAAGTCAATGTGTAAATTATTCTTTGACTTCCAGTAAATTCAGAAGCATTTTTGTATACATTAATTCCTGCACCACTAGCTTGAATAAAAGCATTAGTGCCACCATCATTTACCCTAATGGCATAAATACTAACCGCTTCATGAACAAAAGTTCCCACTGATCTACCTGACAATTCGCCAGGGCTTGCAGTAGTAAACGGAATTGGAATTTCCAAATCACCATCTGTACCTGAAAAATCACTATTAAAGATAAATGAACCTTGGACAGTACAAATATTCCCAACTTTAACGTAAGAATATGAGCTGTATGATGTATTAAGAGCGTGAGTGTCTGAGCTACTAGAAACATTTAGATTTGTTAGATCAACAACTCCTTCTTCGTAATCGTCAAGCAAAGCAGATGAACTACCTCCAGAGGAACCACTTACTGCACTAAAATTTATTCCTTTACCATTTGTAATTTTAATATTTTCAGCAAAAGTCGCTTCACCATTAGTGGCTACTGTGATAGATGCAGTCCCACCCTCGTCTTTAATCGTTAATGCCTGACCTGAAGATGGTTGGATCGTGTCTTTAGTTACTACACTCATACGATCACCAATGTGCCATGTACTGCCAATGACCCTGCACTGGCTTCAATGTCAATTAGATTGCCCATGTCATTTCCATGCGTGGTGCATTTATATCTAAGTTGCGGAGCAGATGCTGCCACCACAATAGTAATGATTCCAGTAGATGATTGGTTGTCAGTTACTCCAGTAGTGTATGCTGATCCTGTGCTTGCATTAATAAATGAGATTGGATGACTGGCGTATGCAGGGTTACTAAAGTTGTAGGTTGACCCCTCGATCATCCTTAGTCTTGGGTTGTTGACTCCATCAATCACAAATATATTTACGCCATTTACTGAGCCTATTGTCACTGTATAGGTTAGAGTTTCTGCACCTACTGAGATCGGTCCTGCTATGGCAGCGTTCTCTCCTGCACGGATAATCACAGTGTCGTTGATAGTGCTTGCATTGCGGAACATAAACTCTGTGGACATTCCACCTGTTCCCCCTTTGGCAACGGTCTGCCCTCCTGCACGGATCTCAACCTCACCCTTTTGGGTGACTTGAGTCCCATCTTCTACTGATCCAATTGATTTCATTTCTAACTCGCTGAATCTAAGACTGATGCGTAGACTGCTACTGAACCATCTACGTTTGCTATAGCCAGAGCATCTCCACTCTCTGCCACAAGTTTACCCTGAACTAATTCCACAGATCCTCCAACGGGTATTCTGAGGTTTTTTGCAATGTCCTGACTAGCAAGGGTGATGTCACACTCTGAGGTCTGAGTCGCATGAGTGTTACAGACCAGAATACCAATAATAACATCTGTGCTATTTGCAGTTAAAACTGTGCCAGATGTTGCTTTGTATCGATTAAATGTTGCCATAGGTCAGCCAAGTGCAATTGAAAATATTATCGCTTGTGAATCAGCGTAGGATTTAGTCGCTGCCTGAAGTGCAGATGAAGGGTCTGCATTGAGTGTGACGGTTCCTGCAAAAGTCGCATTTGCACCACTCATAGTAAGGACCGTTGCACCAGAGGACTTAATATCGTTTCCTGTGACAGTCAGATCTCCTCCTATGGTCACATTGTCTGAGGTGTCCATAGTGATCGCAGTCCCACCATCTGATGCCAGTATTTCGTTTCCTGTGACCTTGAGCTTGGTTCCTACAGTGACAGTTCCTGTTCCATTCGGAGTCAGAGTGATGTCACCATCTGCACCATCTGTCAGAGTGACGTTTCCTGTGGTGGAGTTTCCTGTCTCCAGAACCAGATCAAAGTTTCCTGAACTGGAAACCTTGCCTGATGCACCACCATTCCCCACCACCACCTCACCTGTTCCATGAGGACTGAGGGTGATGTTGGCATTTCCAGAGGATGTTCCAATACTGATTGCACCTCCAAATGAGGTTGCAGTAGTCAGTACCGTCCCTGTCTCATTAGGAAGAGTTAGAGTCCCTGTAGTCCCGGTTCCTGTGTACTGAACAGTGACAAAGTAATTGACTCCACTACCAGAATCATCAGTCCTGTAGTTGTAGAGTTGGAATGTGGAGAATGCCATCTTCGCATACTCCGAATAGGTGGAGTTATGTTGCCATGTGAAAATGTCTGAACTGGCTACATAGTTGGCTGCTGCAGGAGAGGAAAGATTGGTGATAGATCCTCCTGCATTGACAGATCCTCCTGTGGTCAACTGGACCTGATTCCCTGATGCATCTCTGTAGTAAAGTTCTCCTCCAAACGAATACAGTGCTCTCAACTGATCTGTGGGTTGTGAGGACTGATTCTGGAATGCAGACTGTTTGACCTCTGTGATTGCATTGTCATTGAACTCCAGTGTCCCATTGATGTTCATCGCACTTGGAGTAATCCTCACCCCCTTATTAGAGGTGTGGTCATGGTTGTCTATTGCATCCAGAGATGTATTGAGATTTGTTCCCCAAGTAGGTGCAGGAGTTACTGCAACTGTGGATTTCTCAATAGCGGTTATATTCGTTCCAGAGGACATATCTTAGAAAAAGAAAAGGTCAACTGTGACCGTTGCTCCTGCTTTCAGAATCATCTGAACATCAGGAAAATTGTTTGTTGTGGAAGACTCAAAAACACTGGTATCTGCATTCTGTTTGGTGATGATGTATCCCACAAATTTCCTTCCTAACCCGTGATCCACAAGAGTGTCTGATGTGCCAAGGGCAACGTCTGTCTTATGCACCCCATCTGCAAAGGGGAGTGACAAGAGTGGACTGATTGCAGTCCTGATGTTGCTCTGTAACTGATCGATTTTTGCATCACCTGTGTGAATCTCCGTAAAGTTGACTCTGCTCATGCGAAATAAAACTTTTCGTAGGAGACCACATCTGTAACTACTTCTGGTTCTCCTGCATCCCTGTTCTGTGACTCTGTAATGATTCTTTCTTTGATCTGATTCTTTTGGAGAAGAAGTGCCGTTGCATCTGCTTCCTCCTTGATCATGATCTTGATTGCAGAATCTATAATGATGTACTCATCCCATCCTGAGTAAAAATCAAAACGGGACTCAATGCTTCCATAACTTGTAGGATCTGACAGACCTGAAGAATCGAGGTCTGTAGTCACGGTGTTTGCTCCTATTGCAGTAACCGTCTGATCTACATTGTAATCCGTTGCCAGAAAGTTCTGACCTGTGATCAAGTCTCCTACTACAAACTCATGAGAACCTGTGGTCCACATGGTATTGGTCCCTCTGGTGATTGCAGTGGTATCCTTGGAAAGCAATCTCTTGGGAGATGGTATGTAGTAAAGTTTGACTGAATCCGTAGTTGATGGAACTGGACTGAACACAATAGAACCCTTCTGAACACGGTACTTGTAGTCTCGTGCATACACTGTGAGTGCATTACGGGTTCTCTGTGCCCAATTGTACCGTTTGAGAGGAACAGATTCTGTGGATGTGACCACAAGATCTACTCCTCTCATTTTGTAGAAATCTGATGGAAGATCATAGGTATCTGTGCCAGAGACCATAGACACAGTGCTTGTTGTGGTGAAATAGTCCTCATTGAAGTTCTCATTGATCAAGGAGTAAAGTTCCCCCCATGAGTTATTGAGATACCGTGTGAGTTCTGTATCGTTCACAAACTGACTGTTTTCCTGATCTGCACGTTGACGGGTCAGGAGTCTAAGTTCTGTCAGAGAAACCAGATCAGTCATAGCTCATCATGATTCCGTGAATTGCCATTAGGACGGTCTCCTCATCTCCACCTTTGACTGCTTTGACGAGTTCTTTTGCCATCTCTTTTTGCTCATCAGAGTACGAATACTCTTCCATCTCTTCCTTGTCAGACTCCTGATGAAAGGAATCTGAACCCCCCATTGATCCTTTGAGGGGTCCAAGAATGATGGTTGCTGCTTCTGATCCCATCATATTGCTCCTTTATGTCACATCCGTGTTACGGAGAAACAGAGCAAAGTGAACTCGATTGTTAGCATTCACTGCAAGATCGGCTGCAGAAGTCCCTGTGATGTTTCTGATCACTAGGGTCTTTGCACTCGCAACATCAATTGCTCCCCATTGGAGCTTATGATCTCCTGCTGCGTTATGTGCTAACGAACATTGTCCACTGATGAGTTCAACGTAGGTGTCTTCCAAGGTCACAGTCCATGTTCCTGTAGCAGTCCGTGCCACAGACCAACCTTTGCCTGTGTTATCGGCTGCAACGGGATCAGAACTTGCGTTGGTCTTGAAAGACCCTGCAATTATTTTGACTTCAGGATTTAAAGCCTGAACGTCCCTAAAGACTCTCGATGCCATTTTTCTCCTTTATGCTAAGGCGATTCGGCAATTGAAACCGGGAGCAGAACAACCAAGTTGTCCGTAGAATCCAACTCTGATTTCTACTCCATCGTCTGAAGACTGACGAAGCATCCGATTCCCATCAACATCAATGATGGAGACAGTTTCGTTGATGGTAGCAAGTTGCCATGTATCCATCTGAAGTGCGTATGCAACTCCCACAGGGCAGTCCTTATCAGGAATAATTTTAGCAATTCCATAAGGTGCATACATTTCCAGTGACCTGTATCCAGAACCAGTTTCAGGATCAACTTCACGTTGAACTGTAGACTGAAGTTCTTTCTCAAGTGCAATGAAATCTGTGAAAGAAACAAAGATGTGATCAGGTGCTCCACCTTCTCTTGCTGCCAATCCAAGACCGTTGATGATGGTCTCTTCACGGGTGCTTGAGAAAGCCTGTCTCTGACCTCCCAATCGACTTGGATCTTTGGATCTGTCCTGACCAAAGAATGCAGTACCACCGGGAGCAGAAGCAGGAATCCAATCTGCAAGACCTGAAACTCCTGCATCATAGTTGCCCTGAACATACACAAAGTCATTCTGAGCAATTGCAGAAATTCCTGCAGACAGGTTGCCTGTCATCGTCACTTGGTTGGATGTTGCATCTCTAGAGACTGCAGACACTTCCAAAGTTCCTGAACGAACAGAACCTCCAGTTTGTGTGGCAGAAACCTGTAGCACCATTCCGATCTCAAAGTTGAGTGCATCAGAATCGGTTACAAGATCCAGTGTGGTCACACCAAAAGATGAGTTGTTGACCTTTCCGATTGCTGCATCAGATGACCTGAACAGTTGCCGGGAAAGTGCATCTCCAACAGATTTTGCAGTTTGATCAATTTCTGTGGTTGCAGCATCCAAGAATGCATACTCATTACCCTGTGATGCAAGGAGTGTCTCCCCGTCCACAGTTGCAACTCCATAGTGCTTCTTACGGGTGAGCAGGAATTCTGCTACCTGAGTTGCACTTGCGTTGCTTTGAGCATTTGCAAAGTTTGCTGATACCCCTTGAGGTCTACCGAAAATTACAGGAATCGGCATTGACTTCCCTTTGAATCTAGGATTCTTAGGGACCAAGGTTAAAAAGGGATGATTCTTATAAACCGTGTCTATTACAGGTTTATCTTGATAGTAAATTTTGAGGGCATTATCCCATGCCGTCATATTTGTGGCTGATGCCATTGGTATACTCCAAATTGAAAGTCATTTTATACTCCCGATTTGGTCTCTCTGAATGCCTGAACTGCTCTTTCCAAGGCTTCATGTTTGGAAACAGGTCCAGTTTTGGTTTCAGAAGTCCTCATTCGGGATGTTCCTTTACTAGAAAGTGTCCTCGACTGACTTTTTTGGACTTCACCCAATGGCTTTTCGGAGGGTGAACCTATTTTATAGATAGACCTCACTTTTTCATTCTGAACTGCTTTATCCATGAAATCACGGTAGGTTTTCTCAACCTGATCCAAGACTTCCTCATTGGTGAGGGTCTCCCCACCATTCATAGCATAGTGCTTCTGAATATCCAGAATGGATTGCTGTGCTTCATCCCAGAAGGATGTCACAAGCGGATACTTTTCTGATTCCTCAACTACACTTTTCAACTCAGAAACATAAGACTGCACCTCCTGAGATGCTAACTCCTTCTGCTTCTGCTTATCTGATTCAAACTTTTCTTTTTTCAACTGTGAGATCTCCTCCTGCATCTTCTGCAGTGCAGTCTTCTCACTGGATCTGCCAAGCACCTGATCTGTCATGGACTCATAGTTGGACCCTAACACCTCAGATGCTTCCAGATGCTTACCCTGCTCAATTAAGTCTCTTGCTTCCTTGAGCTTACCCAGATCATCATTTTGATCCTTTAACTCCTGTTCCTTCTGAAAGAGTTCCCTCTTCTTCCGTGCAACTTCTTGGAATGCTTTGGAAACCTTGGGTTCTTCCTTCTCAGGTTCTGCTTCTACAGTCTCTTCTGCTACAGGTTCCTCAACTACTTCTTCCACAGGTTCTTCCTTGAGAAGACCCTTGTCCCTGAAGAATTGTTGTGCCTGTTCTGATAGTTGCGGAGTCTCCTCCACAGTCTCTTCAACTACTGCAGTCTCTTCGGTCATATTGGTAATGGCGATTCAGGTGTCTCTGGAGTCTGTGGCATTTCTGGCATCAGATCCGTTGGTGCAGGAACCCCCCCTGCAGGGGATTGAGCAGGTGATTCAGGAAGTCCCTGCGGTAACTGTGCTTGTAACTGTGCCTGATTGAGCATGGTCTGGGTCTGGACTATGAACTCATCCAAGAGTGCAATCTTGTCTGCATCCACACCCTTCTGTCTTGCTTCCAAGTACGCTAATTGAAACCTCTGTTTGGCTAAGTTCAGATCCATGTAAGGTTCTGGACCCACATACTCTCCATCATCTAAGATCTTGCTGATCCTCCACTCCACATCTGCTTCTGCTGCTTCATAAACCTGTGTAACTGAATTGAGGTCTGGGAAGTCTAGCAGTTTTGTAATCTGCTCTCTTTTGTCAATGACCTTCAAATTGATCAGTTCCTGAACGGTCTGCAACTTTCCTGCAGGTAGGGAGGGGAGGATTGATACAGGATAAGGTTCTAAGATGAACTCATCCCGTGCCAATCGTATCTTCTCAAAATCAACCTTGGTCATCTCTCTGCGGTAAGTGGTCTGAACCGGGAAGGAACCCTTCTCCTCAACCACATCTTCTGCCAGATCAAAATAGTGCTCTGCAGCATTCATAAATGCTTGCTCGTATCGTCTTCCTATGAGGATGAATCTCTCAGTTTCGATGTCATGATAGATTCTTAATGCAGCCCCGGATTCCAACCCTGCAGGTTTCTTTCCTGTGGCAGATAACTCTGAGATCCCTGAGATCTCGTATGCCCTCTGGTAGAGTCTGTCCAGATGGTTATACACCTCTGGATGCATTGCAGAGGGAGTGTAAACCACTGGAGGTTGACCATTGTAATGAATGATCGTTCCGGGTTGATTTCTGATGTGTGAGGGTGCAACTTTGCTTCCTGCCTGAAGAAATACCATTGGAACACTCAATAAGTGCATGGATTGCTGAATCCTGATGCACAATGCGTTGATTTCTCTCTGAACAGGGTAAAGTTGCTCTGCTAAGGAGATTCCACCAAAACCTACAACGGAATCACTCCATTTGAGGAACAGAAAAGGGAATTTATCCCTGCGGTAGTCCTCATCCAAGAGTGTGGCTCCTTCTACACAGATAACGTGTCTTCCATCCTCTGAATCCTTGTTTACAGGCAGATGCCATGCTTCTACAACCTCAACTAAGTCTGAATCTGGTGTTTCTTCCTGATTTTCTGATCCTAAACGGTCTATTTGTGTCGTAAACCCTGAAAAACGGTCCAAAAGATACGATTTATGTACTTTTTTGACCTGATACAGTGACTGAGGGTCTCCATACAACCCATCATTCATATCCCAGAGGATTTCGTTTGCAAAAACCCTCTCTACCTCAATTTTATCGTTTTCTGGGTAGATTTTGAGTACCCCAAGGTCAAAAATGCAGGAATCTTGGAAGATTTTGGGCATCAACTCATACAGTTTCGTCTGCATGAACATTCCCTCCATCATTCTGCCCATCATCTTGGCCTTATTCTTCAGAGAATAATCACCTCCTTCTGTCAAATACATTGGTCTGGGTCTGTTCTTCCCAATCTTGGATGTGATGGTGTCAATCATCGACTGTGTGACATTCATCCTCATCCTCATGTCATCACGTTTGTCTAATGAATAACTCGCAGTCTTGACCAAACCCTGCTTGAAATCCTGCAGATCATACCTCCTCTGAGAATAAACCCTGAGAAAGTCCAGATTTGCCATCATCCGATCATAATGGGTGTCATTGAGTTGACTGATTACTCCCATCAACTCCTCATGACAGTTATCAAGATCTGATTCCCACCAAAACATCATGTATTAAAATGAGAAGTTACCATGTCACTCTCCACAGGGTCTCTAAACGGAACCACCTGTGGTTGTTCATCCATCTCTACATTGAACTCGACTGAAATACCCATACCTTCAAAAGTTCTTACATTTGAATCCTTGAGGAACGTGATCATCTCCCTGATCTCCCTCAAGTTCATTTCATCTTTCAAGATTATTTTCTCTTCTTTATTAAACATCACCAGTTCTTACAACTCCAGTAACGGGCCTTTGTCTTGGGACCGGGGTTTGCACAGTTATGCCTTGCCCTGAAAGACTTCCGTGCTGCAGGATTGGATTTCCTTATCTTCATATTCGCATCTCCAAACCTGACCACCTTCACCTTGTTCCCATCTTTCACATAAACCTTGAACTTCTTAGACTCACCAGAAGTCCTGATGGGTTTGTTCAGAGAAACCTTCTTCCCCTGATACGTTGCCATTACTTACCCACCTTCTTCATTGCATCCTTATGTGCCTGAGTGAACGTCTTTCCTCCACGCATCAACTTCTTCATCATTGCCATGTGCTTCTGAGTGTGATGCTTAGAATGCCTTGACAGAGTGTCTTTCTGTCTTTTGGTCAATTCTTTCATTTTTTCTTTGCAGTCTTGGCAGACTTACGGAAAGCAGCATTCGTGGGTGCTCCCTTCTGTCCGGGTTTTCTCTTCTTCTTCGTCTTTCCTGCACCCAACTTCTTCAAGTTGATGTTTCTGTAAAGACCCGGTTTCTGAGCCTTCAACTTCTTAATCTTCTGTGCTTTGGTCATTGTCATTTCTTCTTCCCCTTACCCTTCTTCTTCATCTTCTTATGATATCCCGGCATATTATCTCCTTTGTGTTAGTTGATTTCCCACCACTCTGCTTCTTCTGAATCCTCAACCCTCTGGGCCTTTGCAATCATGTCTCTCTCCATCTCCCTCTCCATCTCATCAAAATACTCTGTAGATCCAAACTCAGGCTTCGGAACCT